ATGCGCTCTGTTTCGTCTATGGTGGTCTGGCCTGCCGCCCTGACGGCATCCTGGTAGCTGGCCCAGTCGTCTTTGATGGCCTGAATCTTGGTCGATCCAGCCGCCAAGCCTTCGGTGAGCTGGTCTTGGCTGATCTTGCTTGCTTCGAAGTCTGCCTTGAGCTGGATTTGGACGTTTGCCAACTCCCTGACTCGCTCCTGAAACAGTAACGCCCCGCCCGCTTGGCGGCTCCACGCCTCATCTCCCGCCAGCACCCCCTCAAGGGCTGCGCCCATCTCCCCAGCCAACCCGGCCAGGGCATCAGCGTTTGCCCCCAGCGCCTCGGTGGATCGCTCTATGGCGTCCGTCTCGAAAGCAATAGCCCCCGCCAGCTCGCCGCTCATCAGGGCTGACTCCCTGGGCGTCAGCGGCCCTGCCGCCTTGGTGGCCTTCGCCTTCGGGCGGGCGGTGATGATGTCGCCTTCGTCGAAGACGATAACCTTTGCGACGCCCTCGAGGCTTTTCTTTAGCTCGTCTGCCTTGGTGGCTGCCTGGGCCTGAAGGCTTATTGCTTTGTCCATGGCTGCGCCATACTTGGGGAGCCCGGCGTCGGTCTGCTCACCCAGAACCTTCATGACATCGACGCCACTCCGCTTCCAATGCGCTTGGACGAGCAGCCATTCGGTCAGCGTAACCTTTCCGGCTTGAAGACGGCGGGCCAGCGCCTCGACGGCTTCTTCTTGGTTGGCGATGCCTTTTGTTATTCCGGTTTGGAAGGCGGCATTCCCGGTCAGCGCAGACACGGCGGCATTGAGAGCACCCATGGCGGATACGACACTTGGCAGCACCATCTCGCCGAATTGCCGCCAGTTCCTGCTCAACTCTTCGCTAAGTTGCTTCATCCGCAGGCTGGGGCCTTCCAGCTCTGCCAGGGCGTCAGCGGTCTGCCCGCTCTTCGATGTGATATTGCCCAGGGCACGGGCGAAGTCTGCCGCCCCCTCTTCTCCCGCTAGGCGCATGGCCTTTGATGCGCCGTCCACCCGCGGGATCAACAGGTTGATCAGCTCTGCGCCGCCGATCTTGGCGGCCTTCTGTAACTCCTCTATGGCGCCTGACAGCCCCCGCCCCTTCAGCGTGGCGGTGTTCCATTTGATGCCCAGCTTTGAGGCGGCCTTCTCGGCCTCGGACGAAGGCCCGAGCAGCGAAGACAGGATCGCACGAAGGCCGGTCATGCTTTCGGAGGTGCTGATGCCCGCCTTGGTCAGCGCAACGGTGGCGGCCAGCACCTCCTGAAAGCTCACCCCCGTCTCGGCGGCCATTGATGCCACCGTGCCGATTGAGTTGCCCAGCTCTCTGGTGGTCGTGACCCCCAGCTTGTTGGCCTCAAACATGGCATCGGCGATCTTGCTGGCGTCTTTGGTTTCCAAGCCCCACGCGTTGATTACGGTGGTCAAGCCGCTGACGGATTCTTCAAGAGTCGAGAAGCCGGCCACCGCGCTGCGGGCGGCGGTGTCCATAAACTCGCCCGCCGTCTTCGCTTCGATGCCTGCGCTGATGGCCTGGAAGGTGGCGTCAGCGGCGTCTTTGGCTTGCAGTCCATAAGCGGCGGAAAGGTCTTCGATGCTTTTCCGCAGGCCGCCTAGTAATGCCTTTTGGCCTGGGATCAGGGTGCCGACCCGACGGACAGATCGGTCAAAATCCGCAAAGGCGTTGGCCGCGTTTGCTACGGAGCCGGCCATGCCGCGCACGCCCATAGCCAAGCCAAGCCCGGCAGCATGGGCGGCCACCTGCTTGAGCACCCCAGATGCCCCCGCCCCGGTGGTCTTGATCTTGTTGAAGGCCGTGCTGACGTCTTCGGTTGCCTTGATCCTAACAACCAGATCACGCTTGGTAGATCTAGCCACTAGACAGCACTCCTGACCGGCCCACGCAAAGCCCGCCCGGCAGGCGTGGAGCGGATCGCCTTCTCCCGTTCACGGTTGGCGGCCTCGATTTCGTTGACCTCGGCGCCGATGATCTCCATCGCTCTGATGTACCGCCAAGGCCACGACCCGACGCCTCCGCTGTGCCAGGGGTTGCCGGCTTTGTGGTGGACGAAGGCTCGCAAGTAACCACGCAGCGACTCCGGGATCACGTTGACGACACAATCGAAGAACTCCCGAGGGCCGCCCGGCGAGTCTACCGCGAAAGGTGCCACCGAGGGCCGACGCCAGCCAAAGCGAGAGCACCCCCGTTCACGCTGCACTTGGGGCGGACATGTCTGGCAATCGAACTGACCCGCCTTTGCCGTTAGGAGAGACGCCCCCAGTCGAAGCAATACTAACCGCCTCCTCATCGTCAAGGTCGGCGTCTTCCTGAACAGCTCCGGCCAGCTCTGCGATCCAGCGATAAGGAAGCGTCCCCACGAAGGCCCGCCGCTCTGCCACTGCTGCGCCTGCGGGGTAGACCATAGGCCGCCCGCCCTTGCTGAGATTATCCACCGAGCGCAGGCAGCTAGCCACCAAGGACACGGCAAACTCATCCATGTCCATCGAATCGGCCGGTGCTCGCTCCGGCTCTTCATCGCCATCGGCCGCGGCTAGGCGGGCATCCCTGGCCACCTTCACCGCCATCCGTCGAGCGCCCATCACGTCATCGGCACTCGGCAGCGAGTAAACCCAGCGGGCAGGCTCGGCCGTGTCTCGGTGCGCCTCGAGGATATAGGTTAGATCGTCTCTGATGTCCGCCATTATGTGGTCACCAGGGTGATCTCGTTGTCGCCGCTGCCGGTTCCAACCAGCCGACAATCAAGGACGTTGCCAACCCTTCCATCAAGGTCGCCGAATTGGACCTCCTCGATGAACATCCCCGCCAGGGTGAAGGTGTGCTGATTGTGAGCTGCGCTGCCAACCTGAACCGAAGCAGATCCCGCGGTGGTTCTGGCGTTGTAACGGGTGAAGAAGTCATCGCCGTTTGCGTGCGCCTTCTGTTCTACCTCCAGCGTGGCCGACATGCCCGGATCGTCAACGGTGCCCCGGCCCACGATCTCGAAACCTGCGATGCCTTCGGCTCCAACCGTCAGCGACTCCCGAGCCACAACCTGATTTCTGAAGTCCACCACCAGAGAGCGCACATGACCGAACACCCCCGCTGCGGGATTCTCTGCCCATGGCTGATAGCCGGTAGCGGCCACGATGGGCGGCGCTATGTCGGTAGTATAGTTAGGTGTGCTCATCGCCCTGTCGGCGGGCAAGGTATAGAGCCCCTGGAAGGTGTACTCGATGCGGCCACGCTCGCCGGGAACGAAGTTGAGCACCGCATTGCCGCGGCAGCCCAAAGCCTGAACCACCACGCCGTCGATCTCTGCCTCGATGGCACAGGACTCGTAGCCGCTACTGCGGGGCGCATAGGTCCAGGTAGGCCCGCCGCCAGCGTAGACAGCGGACATGCCGCAAGCCCGAAGGAACACGTCATACTCCGGCACCGTGGTGGCGTCGTATTCGCCAGCGTTGCCGCGGATCTCCTGCCAGAAAGTGATCGTGACCGAACGCTTGCCGAGCACCGAAGCTCGGATCGGCGAAAGCGTCGGAGACAGCACAGCGCGGGCGTAATTCTCACCGTTGAAGGTAAGGCTGAAGTCGTGAACTAGCTGTGCGTCTGTGACTGCGTGGGTTGGGTCAGTCGCATAGGCGGCTTCGACCTTGGCCAACACAAGCTGGCGGCGTGTCAGTGGCATCTCGTCTCCTGTTTCTTCCTCGCTCGGGTATAACGGGAGAGCTGGGTCTGGTGGTTAGTCCTTCCCCTTGGCTCCCTTCTTCTTCGCCGGCTTTGCCGGTTCGATCTTCCTGTAATTGTTGTCGCCCAGGTCTTCCCACGCTCCAGCGGGAAGGGGGCCGTCGGTTTCGGTGTTGTGCTTAGTGCTCATGCGTAGCTCAGCCTCTCTATTGCCTCGAACCGGACCTCCGAAAAGTGGCAGAGCACCCCGCGTATAATCCTCGGCTCGAAGGCCGCCACCTCTGGCGGTGTTGCGTTCATCGCCTCGCCGGCGATTGTGAAGTTTCCCCGGAGCTGCGTGCAGACCGACTCGACCACTCCACGGAAGGCAACTTCTGAGGTCATCGAGGTGCCCACTGCCGGATCGTCTACCGCATAGATCCCCTGGATAATCACGGTGTGCGTCCGAAGATTCAGATTGAGCAGGCCGTCCACCTCCTCCTCCGCCCCGCCCCAGCTCACCTGCCAGCCGTGTAAGCGACCGTTGACAGAGTCTCGAAACAACGCCCTGAAATCTGACTCCGAGGCCGCCCATCTGATCCCGTCGTGGACCGGCACCGTTGCCCCCACTGCCGTGGCAACGTAGCTGCGGACCTGGGCCAATATGGTATTGAGGCTCACCCATCACCCCTAATAGACCTGCCGAGCTTTGACGCTAAAGGTGACGTTGCCGCCGCCGCTGACATCCCAGCGAACCCGGATCAACATCGGGGGTGGGTCGCTAATCACCGTGGTGGATGTCGCCACCGCCGCCAATACGGCAGAGTTGGCCAGCGGATACCATTTGGTATCGCCGCCCTGATACTCATAATAGAGGGTAACGTTGCCCGCCCCCACCACCGTGACATCCTCTTCGAAGATGATAGAACGGCAGGGGCCAAGGGTGCGCCCGGCGGCCTGGCCGTCTGCGGCGTGCGCGGCCGATGCCTCGATAATGTCTACCTGACTGCCCGCCAGGGCCACGGATGCGCCAAAAGTTGCCGGCATTGCTTATCTCCCTATCTTGGCGATCTTGGTGGTCGCCACACTCAAGGCCCTGTCTAAGATGGCCTCGATTTCTGTCATGTTGTCATCGACTGCTGGGTTCAGGAACGGCTGAGCCTTGGTGCCTCGCCGCCTGATTATGTTCTGCACTTTTTCGGCCTCGGCCCAGGAATCATCGCCAATGCCGCCGGCTGTGCCCCGCCCCCTCTGGCGCACCCAAAGTTCCAGCGCCTTGAGCGGAGGCGTGTAGCCGGCCCTGGTGCCGAACTCCACCGGGGCGCCATATTCGATGCCCACGCCGACCTCCACAGATCGCGAGAAGCCCGTACCGAAGACACGGCGGCGGATGCTGTCTTTTAGTGCGCCTGTGTTGGAGATGGTGCGGGCGTTCAGCATGGCCTCACGCTTGACCAGCTCGCCGACGTTGACCAGCGCATGGCCGATCTCCCGCTCTACAATGGCCGGGCCGAACAGCGGCATCTGCTTTGCGAACTCCACCACGTCAGAGGCATCGACGGAGACAGCGGCCATCAGAACCACCGCCGATTATGAAATAGGCGCTGCTCGCCCCATGCAAGCGTCGGGTCCACGTCGAGGATCGCCGTCGCTGCCATCACCGATTCGCTCTCGCCCTCCTTGCCCACTCCAACGTGGTCGCGGTAGGCCCGCAGCAGCCGGTCAGCTAACTGGGTGTAGGTCTGAACCAAGCCGCCATAATCCACGGCGTCGGCCAGGATCGTTGAGTCCCGGCTGTCGGCAGCCCTGGCGGCGAGCTGGCGAAGACAGATCGAAGCGGCCAGCTCTGCGACGGCTATCTCATCGGCCTTCGCCACAGTGGAAGAAGCCCCCGCCACCGCGTGGCGGGCAGTGTGGACGATTCGCATGGTTTGCCCGGTGCTGGGCGTGAAGTCCAAAGTTCGGAGTTGATCGCCTGCGCCGCTGTCATAGATTTGGAAGCGTTGGGATTCGATCGTGCTCGGCCACTGGTCGCCCGCGGGCCACTCGAATGACACGATGATCGAGAATTCGGCCTCCCAGGTGGCGGGCAGGGCGTAGGTATAAGCCCCGCTGCCTGCGATGTCGGCCACGATCTCCCGCGGCCGATGCCGCGAGTAGACGTTAAGCGCCTCATCGAGAGCGGAATCCTTCTGAGCCTGGGTCAGAAAGCCTGCGCCGTCCCTGATCCTGTCGTCGATCCACGTTCTGAAATCGGCGAGAACAGACAAGCGGCGGGCCTCCTCGAAAAGTGCGGAGGTGAGGGTGGCCAAGGCCGCAGCCAGGGCCACCCCCTCCCCCTATTGGTCACCTATCAGGTGTCGTTTCTGAACATCGAGCGATAATCAAGGCACTTGATCCCGTAAATGTGCCTGATTTTGAGGTCGATGGAATCCGCCAGGTTGTTGGTGGGATCTCCTGCCTCATCGTCTCGGGTGAACAGCTCCGGCTCTTCCTTGCCGCCCAGGAATCCCACCTCCATGCAGGGGGTTGCCTGAGGGTCGGCTGCCACGTACCAGTCCACCGCCGAGGTCCAGTGCGGAACTACGATCACTTCCATGGTCCGGTTGTAAGTGACATTGGGCACCGTGGACTGGAAATCATCGGGGTTCGCCCCGCCCACCGGCTCGCTCAGCGCCACAGCCGAGTTGACCAGCGTCCAGGCCAGATCGGCCAGCTCGTTGGGCACGATCAGGTACTTCGGGATATTAGAGAAGCCCAGCAACTGAGCCGCTCCACCGTAGGCCGGTTGGTCCATCATGGCCACCCGTGCCAGCCGCAGATTCTCGCCCGCGAGGGTCCCGCCTGTGGCGTTGTTGTGGGCAGCGTGAACGATGGCGTTGCCGTCTTCGCTCATCACCGGGTTAGTCGTCAGGGTGTCGAAGAACGCCGTGTAAAGGGTTTGCGCTGCAGCTCGCCCCATCTTGCCAGGCAATGCACGAATAACGCCCACGTCATCGTTTGCCAGAAGTTCCATCGTTAGCGGATACGTATTTCCTCGCTTCGTGAGCGTGAACGTCTCCTCTGTATCAACCAAGTCAACGGCGTCAACGTATACGGCGCCTTCTGCCACCGTGGCGAGATTGGCGAACTGGCCAAGATGCGTGCGGCGCTGGGTTCGGAAGTCCCTAACCGCTGAAACCTCAGAGCAGATTTTGCGCCAGTCCTGCAAAGAGGGCTGGTTGTACTCTGCGATCATCGAGCGGGTGATGCTGTCGCCGAGCACCTGACCCCACGTTGCCGTGGTGGCTTCCTGCACTCGCCGGAAGCCGTCGCCCAGGCTCCCCACGCTCTCCCGAGCAGAACCCCAGACATCTTCCTGAGCCGTGCCGATGTAGCGGCGGCCCATAGAGAGGACATCCGTGACGGGGCATGTGACGCCGGGCAGCTTGCCGGTGACGTGGTAGAAGGCTTCGTGAAGGCCACGGAAGCGAGCAACGCCGCCGAGGTCTTTACGAGCGAAGAAGCCGTCGAGGCCCTTCTGTACCTTGTCGCTATGGTCCTCTCCCTGCTCTACCTCGCCGCGGGTGTCGCCGCTCTCCCTGACCTCTGGGGCCGGAGCGATGAGAGCGATGTAATCACGCTCGGCGGTGACTGCTGCGTCAACGGCGGCGGCGGCCTCTTCGATGCTCTCGAAGGTGGCAGCTTTCAGGCTGTCTCGCAGCTTGCGCTGTGCGGCGGCGGGAAGGCCAGAGTCTGCCAGGCGATCAGTGATCGTCTCGCGGCAGGACTGCCTCAGTTCCAGCTTTTGAAACAGGGCGTCCCCCTGCTCTACGATCTGATCGGACATTTCAGACTCCTTCGTCTGTTCTTCTGGTAACTCTTCGGCCTCTGGCTCGCCCTGAAGGCTTGCCACAAGGCGCAGCAATTCCCCGCCAGCGGCGGGGTGTGAAACAACGTCTAGGGTTGGATTGGGTGCGAACTCAAGAACCTGGGCGCTACCGTCGGGCATGGCCTCCGTTCTCGCGCGCGCGTCTATTGAGAAGCCCAGCAGGGCGCCCTTGCCGGCGTCCCAGGCTGCCCGCAGCAGCTCCTTCGCCCAGGGTGCAATGACTCGCAACTTGCCGAACAG